AGGAATTTTATTAATAGTTCTTATTAGTTTATTTAAAACATTAATTGTTGTATTACCAAAATCAGAAATACCAGCTATTGCAACTTGGATAGCGTTTAAAATTCCAAATGCAAATTTTTTGGCAAATTCATTTATACCTTTACCAGCTTCATCAAACCTTTCGATTAAATTTTCTCTTATACTTTCAGAAATTTTTAATAATGCTGGTGTTAAGTTTGCTACAATTAAATTTACAATATTAAATAAAACTGTTTTTAGTCTAACAACACTATCGTTAAATGCTTCAACAGATCTTACTTGCGCGTCACTTAAAGCACCAAATCTTTTTGATTCTTCAGAAAATTTTCTAAGAGCTTCAGATCCACCGCCTAATATATTTATTAATTCTGCACCTCGACCACCAAATATTTCAATTGCAAATTTTGTTTTAATAGCTCCATCTTCAACTTTATTTAAAGCGTCTGCAACTAAACCTAGTAAAGCAACCTGGTCATTTTGTATTGGTAAAATATCAGCCTGAGTAATACCTAATTTTTCAAAAGTAACTTTAGCCTCACCAACTCCATCTGCAAAGTCACCTATATTATCTGTAAATCTTCTTACACCTTTTGCAAAAGTTTCAAGTTCTAATCCACCTATTTGAGAAGCAAGTTTAAATGTTTGTAAATCTTTTGTGCTTATACCTAAGACACCTGATAATTTACCTATACGATCGGTTGCTTCTAAGGAATTTTTTATTAAAATTCCTAGACCACCAATACCAACAGCTCCAACTAAGGCTGTTTTAAAATTAAATACAGCTTTAGTTAATCCACCTAAACCTTTTTTGACAGCCCCAAAAGCTTTTTTAGTTCTATCAACGGCTGATATTTGAAATTTTAAGTTTTTTTGTGCCATATTATTTATGTTTTAATTTTAATTTATTGTTTCTTATATCAAAATATGCAAGCCAACCATAGTATTCATCGACCGACATTTGTTTTATTTCTGCAACTGACTTATGCAAAGCTTCAGCCAATTGAAAAATATTATAATAATCGATGTCTTGTATTAACTTTTTTTTTGATCTTCGATTGTCGTAGTAACGCCAATTTTATTAACTAGGTCAACAACTACATTTGGATCTGCTTCGGTCATAAGCTTTTTTTTATCCTCTAATTTAAAAGCTTTTGTGCCATCTTCATTTAAGCATTTCATAACAATTAAATCGACCATAGCCTCTACTTGATTCGTTTTTGTTTTATCAAGTAAACGTCTTTGTTCATCAAGAGTCATTGGCTTAATTAAAAATTTAGCGTTCCACTCTTTTACTTCAATGATTCGATTTTCTTGCTCTTTAAAATGATTTGTGGCGTTGTCAATTACTGACATAAATTATTATATCGTACCTTGCGTTACTCCACCTGAAGCAGTAAAACTAAACGATCTTTCAACAACTTCATTGATAGTTTGAGAAATCGCTACATTGTTTACAATAGCTGTTAATGTAAACTTAGGATTTCCCGCAGTATCACCATCGGGTCTTAGATCTAAAGTTACTTCAGCTCCAACCGATAATGCTTGTTGTCCGTCTGTATCTGTTACGTCTAAATGACAAGTGATGTCACCTGAAGCTTCAGATAAACCTGGTTTAAAAGATTTAAAACTATTTCCCATTTGAGTTGTTTCGATTGCGTCATTTGATTGAGTTAAACTAAAAGATTTAACTTCAGCCACTTGACCTGAACCCACAAAAATAGTTCCGTTATTTCCTGATATAGTTGCCATGTGTACCTTCCTATAATTATTAGTTAATTGGTCAAGCCTTAAATTTGTGTTTCCACGTCAGCTTGCGTAGTACGATAAATTACGTTAAAAACCAGCCGTACAACACCGATTGGTAACGATCCCTCATTTGCTAAGGTAATTTCAGTATTTGTAATATTATGTGATTGACACGTATTACTTAAAGATGTGTCACTCCCTAGAGCTTCTTCGACCTCAGTTGCGATAGTATCTAAGGTATTTTCTATATTGCTATTTGCACTTGCAAAACCTTCAACCACCAGCTCCAGGCTTCTTATTGTTGATTTGACACTATCTAATTCAACAGCCTCAGATAAAGTAAAAACATTTAAACAAGGTAATTTACTTTCCTCATTTGGATAAACTCTACTATTAAAAACCCTAGATCCAGTTGTTGTTAATCCAGTTAAACTTGTAATAACAGCGTCCCTGATTGTTTTACGTTGATGTGCCATTTTAATTTGTTTCTAAAAATATTTCAGCTATTCCCGTTCCGTCCCTTAGTATTTCTGCAATTGTATAATTAGTTGAATTTACAACAACAGAATCACCATGCGCCAGGCTAGATATATCTGAAGTTTTTACCATTATTCTTGGACGATGACTTGTAATACCAGCTTCACCTAATCCTAGTGTTTCATCGGGTCTATCAAAAATTACTTTAATTACACTTGAAGATCCACCTGAAGGCGTAATCGTTGCGTTCTCAGAAAATTCATTATTGTTAAAATAAATATCTCTAATGCTATCTGTTTCAACCGCCATAATTATACAACCTCAGGTTATTCCGGTATTTCATTATTTTTTCTTTTGTGAACACATACATTGTTTAATACAAAATATTTTACAAATAATGTTTTTAAAAAAAGCTTTCATAATAAATCTCTTATTAATAAATTTAATTTTTTGTTTTTTTTATTTTGTAAAATCTTAACTAATTCTTTACTAAATAAATCAACATATTTTTCTTCCCGTTTATGTGATAATTTTAATTTACCATTATACACAATCACATGAAAGATTTCGTGTAGTAAAGTAATTAATATATTTTCATGGTCAATATCTTTGTTAATTAAGATCTCTTGACTTTCAAAATCTACTTCCCCGTCTATTTGTTTTTTATCTGCTAATTTTTTATCTATTGGAATAAGCTTATACTTTTTACCTTTGATTAGTATGTGAGCTGGATATTCCATTTCTTTTTATAAATTTAATAAATGAGTTTCTTAAACCTATTGCTCTATTAGTTAATTTTTTTGTTTTACCTAAATCTTTTTTTTTATTTTTTTTCATTATGAGAACCTGGCGGTTTTTTAGACCGCCAGGCTAATTGTTATTATTACGCTGTTTCGTCTATGTCTAAGATCGCACAGAAAGATTCTGCGTGTCTGACAGCAACGTCCATACCAGTAAAGAAGTTTAATCTGACCGTACCAGCACTTGAACCAGTAAACGGATCGACTAATACATCTAATCCTGAATAGTAACCAACTAAAAGATCTGCAAAGTTACCAAATATTCCAGCATGAGCCGTACTTGATAAACTTCCTTTTGTTAGATCTTTAGGTAACTGACTTGATTGAAAGACTCTGTAACCATTTAATTGATCTGCATTGTCCATAATCATAACGGAGTCAGTTGAAGATACTTTTGGTGTTTTTCTCATTTGATAAACTACTTCAGGCGTGAAAGCGTATGCCAAACTTCCAGCTAAAGCGTTATCCTGAGCGACTTCTTTAATCATGTCGATTGTTGCGTCATAAGTAATCGCTCCACCATTAGTACCGATGGCTACGTCACCAATACCACTTGTTTGAGTAATACCAGTAGGCTCGTTTGAACCGCCACCTTCAAAAGCAACTTCATCGATTTTTAAACCGATTTGTTGAGTCATATCGTTTCTTACGATTGTTTCAATTGAAGGATCTGCATTATTTATCAGCACTCTTGATAAATCAACGAAACCGCCAAGAGTTCTTTCTGTCATTGTTACTTGATCGAAAGCTTGGTTAGTTTCAGAAGTTGCAGAATTTTCAGCTACAAACCCAACCGTACCTTTAGTAGTTAGTCTTGGGATTTTAATATCACCTTTAAGACCTCTAAAGATAGTTGCGCCCGCTTGTTGTATTACTGATTGACTTCTTAGCGCGTCTATAAAAAGATCCCCTCTATGTACGTCAGGTGTTACGTGTCCACCCGCAGTTGCCGTACCTTGTGTAAGATCTCTTTTGAAAACATCGCCAGGAACATAAAAGCCTCTTGCAGTTCGACCTGATTGTTTCTCAATTTCTTTTGAAACTTCTCTTTCGAATCCCGCACTAGACCAATCATTTGATAAAGACGCTCTTATGCTTTTTGCAATAGAGTATCTTTTTTGCTCTTTATTAGATAATCCAATTGAAGTTGGATCATTTTCTAAAGGCTTGTCTGTGCCAATTTTGTCTAGCATTAACCCTTTGAATTCAGCAACGGAAACTCCGCTTTTGATAGCTTCATTACCGAAATCTCTTTTGTTATGCTTTGTTGCGATAGCTTCGATTTCTCTAATTCTACCTAACTCAGCTTTTCTGATTTCGTCAGGATTAACTTCAACTTTTTTGGCAACATCTTTTGCTTTGTCCATGTTGTCCTCTTTTATTGTTATACGTGAAGTTAAATTACGTCCGATACCCACGTTCACGTCTGCGGGTACAGACACCATTGAAATTTCTAAAGGTTGAATCTTTACTTTAAAAAAATCCTTTCCATCGGTTTTTTCATCGTCAAGATCTTCACGTTTAGTCATTTCTTTAATCAAGTAGCCAACAGAAATATTCTTTCTTATGCCGTCCTTGACATCATTAAAGACTTCAGTTGCAAGCTGAGATTTTCCGAATCTTGCGATGGCTCGTCCTTTACCATCGACAACCTTAGTACCTTCAATAATTCCTATTTGTGATTTAGCGTCATGGTCTAATAACAATGGCGCATTTCCACTATTTATAAATGATGTATCTGCTTTTTCTACGTCAATCGACTCCATACCAAAATCTCTTTCAACTGGTTCAGCCGACATATAAGAAAACTCAATTGTTCTTTTTTCCTCGTCAATATTTTTCTTAACAATATTTAAAGACCTATATAACTTTTTACTATCCAATTGATAATACTTTTGAGCGATTTCTTTTTGAGAGTTATTATCTTCATCTTCATCTTCTTCATCTTCGTTTTCAGAATCAGAATATTCCCCGTTAGCTTTTTCTTCTTCTTCGTGATATTTTTCTTCTTTATCATCGCCATCGCCTTTTTCTTCCATATCTTCAGGTTTTTCTTTTTCTTCCATTTCCTCTTTATCTTCTCTTTCCTCGATAGTATCTTTTTGTTTACTAAATTTTATAGTAACTGAATCATCATCTTCTTTAATTTCTTGTATGTTTCTTTCAATTTTTTTCATAATGCTTTTTTCCTCAGTAGATCTAAACGGGTGACCTTCAGGTAACAAGTCTAAATCATGTTTACCACCTTGAAATCTGCCAGTTCTTAATGCGAAAAGTAGCGAATTCAAACGTGCGTACGCCCATTGTTCAGGTGACGATACATTTGGTCTTACTGAAGCTGGGCTTGTTTTATAAGCTCCTATTCCCCTTAAAAAACACTTCTCAGCTTTCGCATAAGTTATTCTTGGATTCCAAGACTTCTTTAAATCCTTAACGTCCTCATTATGTTGGTCAACCTTGTTTCTTAGACCTTTTTCAACGCTTGCTGAAACTTGTCTATCTTTTTCATCTTCTTTATCTTCGTCTTTACGACCTTCTAATTTTTTTGTTAATTCTAATATAACGTCCTTCATACCTTGAACGCCTAACTTTGGATTGACAACTAACCACTTAATTTGTGCAACAATACCACCAACATTAGATAAATTAGGCTCTTTGTTACCACTTGCAAATTGATTTCCGTCCTCAATATGACGGCTTGCCCATGCTTCACGTTCTCTTATTTTTTTTAATATTGTTTCTGAGTTATTATCATTTTCAATATGATCTCTTAATAATCTAAAAGATCTGTTACCTTCAATATTACCACCAGCTCCCCATATCTTAGGTGTATTATCCTTCATCGCTATTGCAAAATCTAAAGGAAATCTTGGAAAATTAGAATTTCTTAATGATATTTTTTCGTCATCACCAGCTTTAGGAAAATTTGTTTGTCTTACAGCTCTTGCATTGACCAGGTTTATTTTACCACCCATACCACTATGCACTTTGCAATAATAATATAATGTTTCAATATTTTGCGGTACTATGATTGATGTAAAATATTCATTATCATTTTTTATAACACCATCTATAAATTCAATTCCGTTATTATGTGTTCCGTTTGATGTTTCTGAAAATCTAAACGGGTGAGTAGGAGCTAAAGACCAATCAAAAATATATGTTTCACCTTTAATTAAATCTAAAGTAGGTTGTCTTACGCCATCAATAAAATATTTATTGCCATCACCTATATATTTAAAAGTAACTTTTTTATTTATCATCTTCAGTTTCTCTTGTTGTAATATTAGATGTATCTTGACTCATAGCTCCGTATGGTTCATATAAAGCCTGGATCTCAAAATTCTGTCTTAAATTTTTCTCAGATTGTAATTGTGCGTAAAGATCTTCTGCGTCCCTTCCGTAATTAGCCTGGACATCTTGTACACTTATCAAACCATTTTTTAATAATAAAACATTTGCGTTTGCTTCTCTTTGTGGATCAATCCAATTGAAACCACGTCCAATAAATCTAACACTTGTAAACTTATCAAACTTAGTCATTGGTAAATTTAAGTTATTATTTGTAATAGCCATTTCCAACCATCTTAAATAAACGGGTTCTAATAAATGCTCAGATAAAAACTTTTGCATAAACTTATAATAATCTCTTGCTTCTAAAACAGATTGTCTAAGGGACGAATAGCTCACTCCTTCTAAATCGTTCGCTAATTCGTTGTATGGTACATTTAATCCACTCGCTATCTGTCTTAAAATACTTTTAACAAAACTTTCAAATTGTGATGTTGGGTGGTCAGGATCAAAAGCTTTAAAGTCAACTCCATTTGGTAAACTTACAAAAGATCCAGCTTCTACGTTCATGTGTT